TGCAACCACTCGTCATGCGTTGGCTTTTGCATATTCACAATGGTGATGCGGTTTGCCACATGACCCGCGAATGTATCGCCCACACCGTCAGTTGCGTTGTTACTTGTAATGAAGATGTGCGAACCCTCGGGTAGCGGTTCATCGCCCACCGTCTTCTCAAGCATCAATCGGGTATAGATAATCTGCATGAGTTTGGGGGACTTGAACGCCTCGTCAAGCATGATGTACTTGGGCTTGCCACTTCCCATCTTGAAGAGAGACGCGACATAGTATTCAAGAGTCTTGCTTGCATGGTTGGGAATAGATGCCGCGACATCCATCATGTCTTTCACGGGGCAATCGACATAGATGTAGTCATACTTGTCAGTAGGGAAGTCATCGCCCACCTTACGCCATTGGTCACCGTTGTCTTCAGCAAGCATCGCTAGAAGTGATGACTTGCCAACTCCAGGTTCAGAGATGACTGCAATAGTATTTGTATCGCCAATCTCACGGATGAGGTCTTTGACCTCGTTGATAGATGCTGTCAGGGAAAAGTTGATTTTGCTCATATACGCTTTCAGGGGTTAGTGAATGATTAGTTAAGGGTTAGGGGTTTGAACTTGTTCAGCATATCGTCTACACCGTGTTTAACAGTTGAACGAACATACGAACTCTCGCGTAAGTCTTCGAGCGTGACACCCGATAGCGCATCCTCCAGTTGCGCCCTAGCAGACTCTAAATGTTGATTATTTGTCAAGTTAAAGTGTTTCAATGTCTCGCAAATGTCCCGCGCTTGGCTGATAGTTGTCTCATATACCTTCTTGCGCTTGACCTTGCCGTCTTCGTCAGCAGTGACCTCTGTACATGCATTACTGATGCGGGAGGCGATTTCCACCAGTCGCTCAGATGCGTCTTCCATTGACCGATTCACAATCTCTTCGATTTGGTTGTTGTAATGTTGTTCCAAGTCATCTGCGATAGCCGTTGCAATACCGCCCGAACGGAAATCGTTCTCAGGTACTTTTGTTACAAACAACTTCAAGCGGAAGCGTCTACGGATATCTTCGGGTTCAGGGTACTCTGAACGATTAAACATATCGCCTTGTTTGAATGCCGAATCGCTGACGATGGTCGGATACTTGTCAATGAAGTTGTCCAATAACTTGTTGAACTCAACCTCATGCGCTGACCACTCCTTCATGAATTTTTCAATGCTGAATGTTGGTAGCAATCTAACCGAACCCGCCCAGTCGTAGGTGCAACGCTGAAGCCAGTTATAGACGGTCTGCCGATAGTTGAGCAATGCTTTGTGGTCAGGCGAGTTAGACAATAAGTTCTTGGTGAACTTGCCTGCCTCAGTAGATGCGTTCTTAGAAGAAGTCACCTCGTTGCTGATTTGTTTGTCTTGCTTGGTCGCAGTCCACACATTGACCTCCACAGTTACAAGTTGCGCAGAACTTGCAAGCGAGATGAGGTGATTAGGTTTTTGGATTTCAAAGTTCATTTCAGTATCCTGTGAATGGTTAAATAGAAGAAGGGTTGTAGCGTGGGTATCCACGGCAAGGTGCATCGCCATCCATATAGATGGCTACATAGTCGAAAGGTTCATTGGCTTTGGCTTTCGCATCAATGAATGTAGAGTAGTCGCAGTCTTCCTCCAAGTAGACTAGACCATTGTTGGCATATGAATAAGACGTTATGTCTTTGTCGATACCGAGTCGTTGTAACTCAGTCAGAGGGACTTCTAGAAATCCATGTCCCGAATCACTAAAGAATTTATATTTAGAAGTCATCGGAACAATCCCCCTTTGTTGTTGATACCCTTGAGGTCATCAAGGTTTGTGATAAGCATGTAATTACTCTTGTGCATTGGCGCAATGGTGCGTACACGCGACCGCGCATCTTCCTCACCGCATAGCAGACAGATGGGGTAACCCGCCTTGGCACGCTTTGCAGAAAAGATGTCACCACACCGTGAACAGATAGGTCTGAGTTTAGACATAACTATTACATAGTATGGAAGTTGATGTCCATCTCGCGGATGCGGTAGACATGATGCTCGTCGAGTTCATCATCTGCCTGTTGACAGAGACGCATCTCGTACTCGGCTGTGTCCTTGCTTGCGTAGGCTTCGATAGACTTGCCATCGACTACGAGCAGATACACCTTGGGAGTGATGTTTATTACAGACAGCCCCTCAATGGCGGACTGATACGCTGACTTCATTTTCATACACTTTCTCCAAAAAGATTTCATTACCCTGTGAAACGCTAGATAGCATCTCACCCCGTTAGAGTCTGTTGAACAGTTCCAATCCCGACTCAGAATACATTGTATCATAACTTTACAATTAAGTCAACTACATATGTAACTTTTTTACATGAGAGGTTACCCCTAGTCCCCATGCTTTGAGATTGGCTCGAACTTCTCGGCAGTCCATGCATGGTCTACGCTCTCAGTCACGATGTAGCCTTGGCTCTTGGCTAACTCCTCAAGTGCGGGCAGACACACCATGTATGTTGCTTCTTCGTCAAACTGTGCAACCATGTGCGCACCCGCCTTCGCTTCGAAATAGACTGTAACTTTCATTTCACAGCCCCCTGACATCGTTGTTGATGCAGTACTCCATGAACTCAGAGAAGTCTGAGAACTTGTTCTTGCGTGTCTCGTCGTGGAAGTCAGACTCTTGCAACGCGGGTAGTTCCGTCGCCTTGCGCATCATGTCCAAGACATTTAATACATCTTCCAATGACTCGCTACCGACAGACACATCGCTATGCCCTTCGAGTTTGCCGTTCTCGTCGTAGAAGACTTCGCGTACACAGTACCAATCCTCACCGCAATTCTCAGACCTGAGATTCACAATTCGATAGTTCCAAAACATATTTATCTCCTTATGCATACCATTTGCTTATGTCGTGGTAAGCCTTTACCACATCTTCATATCCCAGTGCAGATAGCAGTTGACACAGAACACCGTCTGCATCTGCGTGCGCTACTTCTGTATCTTTGCTAAGTCTCAACTCAGCCAGTTCAGCAAGTGCTTCTTCTCTTGTCATATTGATTCCTTTGAAGTTGAATAGCGTTTCACGGTGTCATGAAACGCCATTTGTATTGTTGATTGTTTAGATTAAAGTGTGTTGTAGCCAGTGCAGAACTCGTAGAGTTCCACCTCGTTCTCAGGCTCGAATACAGTTAAACCCTCGAACTCGTTGTCAATGTCGTTGAACTCGTCATAGCCGTAATCTCTTGCTAAGAACTCTAAGTTCTGATTGTGATAGTCATCTGTGCGAAAGTCTGTGCGCAGATAGTGGTCAACGCCCTGATGCGTATTGCATACTGCCTTCGGGGTTGTAACGCGCAATGCTTTGCGCATTGGGCGGGGCAGATAGTGATATGGTCGTTCGAGGACTTTTGGTTGTCTTACTACGACCCGTGTTGTGTTGATGTTATAGACGAAAGATGCTTTCATTACGCTCTCCATTGATTGAAATTTCATGACCCCGTGAAATGTTATTTAGCGGGTGAGTCAGGCTACCTCCCGACTCAATTCAGATTTTAACACAGTTACTTCTTTAAAGCAAGTCTTTATACAACTATTTTATATCGCTCTGGTGGGTGTGATTACGTTTTTGAAAACGCGTTTTTTAGTTATTTGTAAAGTGGTGTTGGAACTTTGGAACTGGGTTGGAATCACAAAAAAGAGGGGTAAGTATAGTTAAAGTACTAGTAGTAGTAGTAGTATATATAATATATTTATATAATAGTATTATAGTTTTGTGAGTGAGTACTACATGATTCCAAAGTTCCAAAATTCCAAGAGTTTTGCGTTATGGCTGGCAGTTACCTATCTGCTTAATAAATGGGCAATGTATTGTTTGTTTAGCACAATGCTTACACTCGCAGGCGATGATGAACGAACGAGATGATGCTCCAAAGTCCGTTGTCCTCAAAAAAAACTGGAATTTTGGAATATCCACAGGTTATCCACATTTAGCCGCGTGTAAGTCGTTGATTTCATTAGGTATTTAAAAGTTATCCACGGTTCCAATTTGGTTTTTCAGGTTGGAATTTTGTTGGAACATTGTTCCGACAAATTGGAACGACTTTGCTCAGTTCCAAAATTCCAGTCCGATTCCAACCCGCTTGGAACTGAGTTGGAATTTTGGAACAAATTTCATGACCCCGTGAAACGCTATTTAAGACGCTTGCCCACGCTCGCGCAGGGACATATAACTGGTCTCAGGGGCAAACAAAAAAGCCCAACCAACCTTGCGGTCGGCTGGGCTAGGCTAATCAAGTATTACTTGATTGATTTCAGGAAGGCATCTATTGCCACCCTTGTCTTAACTTCGTCGGCTGTTGTGTCACCCCTAGCCTTCGCGTTCTTACATCTAGTTTTAATTGTATCCATAACTTTTCCAACATAAGTTGCGAAGTCATCAGTAGTTCCTCTCTCCCTTGTCTCAGGGTTGAGGTCACGGATAGCCTTGAGCAAAGCCTTCATCTTGTTGAATGCATACTTGTTGAATGGCGTTCTTACGTTACCAATCACGCCATGCTTAATAGGCTCGGCTTGTCGTAGTTGCCCAAATTGTTGTTGCGAGAACGACAAGGCATAGGCAAGGGTTACTTCGTTGCCACCCTTGGCATCGGGTATCCATTCCGTGTTGTAACGCTTGGCTGGGTTTAGTTCTTGCCAACGAAGCGCCCAACCTTCCGTTAGTTGCGCTTTCACTTCCGCAGGGACATCTTCTAAGATGTTAGGGCAAGCATCTAGGACATACTTGGCAACAAGGCTAAGATGTTCAACGGCTAATGCCGACTGGTAACCCGCGTTCTTGAGGTTATCGATAGAGAGAAATGTAACTTGCGTTACGCTAGGGGTAGCGGATGCTACGAGGGTTTTTGCTTTCATGGTTTCTCCGTTAAAAGCGTTTATGCGACTGACAACCGTCAACCGCTAGATGTTTATTAGCACAACCTAGCGGAAACCACAAATTTCACGACCCCGTGAAACGCTAAATAGCGCACACGCATACACGCGCAACGACATATAACTGGTCTCAGGGGCAAAACAAAAACCCCGCAAACCTTTCGGTCTGCAGGGTCAGGCTAATTACTTAGCGTTGTAAGCTTTCCAGAACGCGTCTCTTGCTGTTCTGAACTTAGCGGGGTTCGCTGTATCGTCTCCACGATTCTCAGCGTTCTTGACTCGCTTGTCATAGTCAGCAAACATTTCAGTCACAGACTCAGTAAAGGCTTTTGTTGCACCGCGTTCGCGGGTCTTACCTTCATTCAGTAGGTTGTTAGCTGACCGCCTGAGTGCTGACAAGTTGTTTGACGCATACTTGCTGAACTTGTCGCGCATTATTTTGACTAGTCCATGTAGCTGTGGGTCTTTGTTTTTCAGTTGACCAAACTCTTGCTGACTGAATGAGTAGCAGTAGTGGAGACTGAGTGTCGTTGACCCTTTCGGATATTCGGCTTGACCATCAAGCGAGTTACCCGCTTTGATGAGCACACCGCTTTCACCGCGAGTGAAGTAGTCCTGACCCCACAGTTCATGTGCGCGAGTCATAAAACCCGCAAACAAATCCGCTTTGAGTTCAGCGCTTGTCTCAGCGGGAAACTCAGGGGCAGAGTCCATAATGAACCGAGCGAGTCCAGTAGCAGTTTCACCAATACGAGCGAAGCGGTAAGCCGCGTCTTTAATGCTGGATGGTGGTGTAAAGGTATCCGCGATAGCTTTGTTGATTGTGGTCATATCGACAGAAGCTGTAGCTTTAGCTTTCATGTTTAACTCCAAGAAAAACGCGGTGTGACTGACACCGCAAACAGTACCGAACTGAACTGTCCGATAGTTATATATAGCTGACTCTGAAAAAAGTTTCCAGTTTCCTTACCCCGTGAAACTCTATATAGCTCGCACGCATAGACGCACGCGACGACAAATAACTGGTATCAAAAACTCGAGGCGCAAAAAAAGGGAGCCGAGGCTCCCTTTGTGTTACTCACATACAAACTTGTATGTCGGCACTTCTTTCACTTCCATGCCTGTCATGATCTTCTTGCATGTCGGACTGTCTTCTTTGACATAGGCTGTTATGCACAAATTTACATCGTCTGTATTGATGTAATACTCTTTGTGGTCGTATTGAGCATAGTCTTTTTCTCTAACAGAATCACTGATTGTTTCCATTGCAGTGTTCAAGATGGAGAGCAAACGCTCGTCTTTGAAACTATCGAGTTCACGCATATACACATTAAAGTGGATACGATCTCCAAACATGGAAACAAAGAGTTGATCATCTCTGGTGAAGTTAACAAACAGTGGGGCATACAGTGCGCGAATCAACATACGATCCTTGGTTAGTTGAGTTGCTTTCTGGTGGAAGGTGTTTGCATCTCGTTTGTAGGTTTTGATCTGATCGTTGATTGCAGTGATCAGTGGGTTTGCTTTGCGTGCTTTCATTTGGATATCTCCAAGTAGTTGAACATGACTGCATCACTGCAGTTTCGTCTATTAAAGACTCATCAGATGTTCTTATTCTTCAGTAGATAGTTGAGTGACAAGATACGTTTCTCTTCTTCTTGCGCTTCGTCATCTGCTGGTGTAGTAGGTCTGGCAATGATGCGGACACGCTTGCGATCGATAGCATCACGCGCTACTTCACGCTCTACTTCTTGGTAGCAGTAGTTCATTGCTAACATCATGATCTGCCACGCTTCTGCTTTGTTTGTCATACTGTCTGCGGTATCAATCAGTTGCTCTGCAGTTGGTGTGATAAACATTTGGTTGTGCTTCAATGGGTTAATGAACATAATCAATCTCCAATGTAATGCGACACAACATCGTGTCGTATTTATATATAGGCATAAATTGGGAGAGAATGCAATTTTTCCTGCCATGCCCGACCCCTATACCCCCAGCCCCCTCTTTTGGCGCTTGGGACTCCCGCACCTCTCTACTCTAAGATATGCACAAACAACACAGCAAAATCCCAAATCTTGCTATACTGAACCCGCAACGCAGTTGCATTTTGTCTCTCCTTCTTTAGGCCCCCCAGTGGGGTCTTTTTTTCTGCCCTACTACTGTATATAGGTGTTTTCCCTAACACCCCCCGGGTAGGAGTCCCAAGTTTGTTTTGGGGGTATATATTTTTTGGTAGAGTTGGTTTGTTGGTGACACGTAGTACGGGTTAGCGCCGTATTTACTGGAATTGTGCAAATACCTAGTAAGTTGAACGCCACTGCTTTATGTGAACGTGTTGCCAACACCTATTTTTCTGGTATAGTCGCGCCACCATAACTGGAGTGCCACTTCCTCCATGCAAGAACTCGTTCCTGACATCGAAAGCGATGTCCCATTACCAGTCTCCGCGACAGAGGCTATGCCAGACCTGTCTCCAAAAGAAGAGTTGGAGATGCGGGCTAGGACGGTAAAGCTGATTTCTGACCTATCGGGTAAACCCGTAGAACCGGGTCAAGAACACAAGGATCAGGCTAAAGATATAGTACAAACCCTAATGTCTCAGCCCCAAAATGCTGTAAATTTAGCCCAATATCCCAACGAAACCGTTGCTTATTTGGCTGGAATGGTTGCCCAACACGACGTTATGGTCGTAAAAGAGCTGGCTGACCTTAAGAAATACGTAGTAAATAAGCTGGTTGCTGAGACCGAACACCCAGATGCCAAGATTCGACTAACAGCACTGCGTGCTTTAGGTGAAGTTGATGGCGTGGATGCATTCAAGAAGCGCTCTGAGGTCACCCATAAGCAACAATCTATGGAAGAAGTCGAGAAAGAGCTGCTCGAGACCCTTGCTAAGTTGGAAAAACGCACGATTGACGTGGAAGTTATAGAAATCAAGCATGAAAATAACGCCACAACAGATTGAAAAGCTGAAAAGTCTGCTGCCCACGGCCTCGCCAGACGAAAAACGCAAGATTCTTGAGCTAATCAAGGTCTGGGACAGCGAATCTGTCCAGATTGTAGGTAAAGATTCACTATTAGACTTCGCTGATCATGTATATCCCGGTTACAAAGTTGGTCCTCACCATCGTAGACTCGCTAAAATCTTTGAAGATATCGCCGCAGGAAAGAAAAAGCGTGTCATCGTTAATATTGCGCCTCGACACGGTAAATCTGAGCTCATTTCCTATCTTGCGCCAGCGTGGTTTCTGGGCAAATTCCCCCATAAGAAGGTCATTATGGCATCTCACACTGCTGATTTGGCAGTTAACTTTGGTCGCCGCGTTCGTAACCTTGTGGGTTCAGATTCGTATAAAGACATTTTTCCGCAGGTAGAACTGCAATCTGACTCTAAGTCAGCATCACGATGGGGGACTAACTTTAATGGTGAATACTTTGCTATTGGTGTCGGAGGTGCTCTTGCTGGTCGCGGGGCTGACTTGTTTATTATTGATGATCCTCATTCGGAACAAGACGCTAAAACTGGGCGAGCAGATGTATTTCTTCCTGCTTGGGAGTGGTTCCAGTCTGGTCCTATCCAGCGTCTTATGCCCGGTGGTGCGATCATTATCGTGATGACTAGATGGTCTAAATTAGACCTAACTGGACAAATACTGAGTCAGATGGAGCGCGAAGAGGACGTTGACCCTTGGGAAGTGGTTGAGTTCCCAGCCATCCTGAACGAGAAGCCCCTATGGGGCGACTTCTGGTCTATTGAGGAATTGCTGTCTAAAAAGGCTGGTATGGACGTGCGGTATTGGGAAGCCCAGTACATGCAGAACCCTGTATCAGAAGAGGGCGCACTAATAAAGAAGGAGTGGTGGCGCATCTGGGACAAAGAAGACGCTCCGCAGTGTGAGTTCATTATCATGAGTCTGGACGCAGCTCAAGAAGCCAACACCCGTGCCGACTACAACGCCTTGACTACATGGGGGGTCTTCTATAACGAGGAAACCAACAACCACAGCATCATCTTACTCAATGCTATTAAGAAACGTATGGAGTACCCAGACCTCAAGAAGCTCGTTCTCGAGGAATATAAAGAGTGGGAGCCAGACGCGTTCATGGTCGAGAAGAAGTCCAACGGCTCTGTGCTTTACCAAGAGTTCAGACGCATGGGGATACCGGTGGGGGAGTTCACCCCGGGCAAAGGACAAGACAAGATAGCGCGTGTGAATGCAGTGTCGTCACTGTTTCAAGGTGGGATTGTTTATGCACCAGATCGTAGATGGGCTAAAGAAGTTATTGAGGAATGCAATGACTTCCCGTCCGGAGCTAACGATGACTTGGTGGACTCCACTACCCTTGCGCTGTTAAGATTCAGGAATGGTGGGTTTATCCGTCTTGACACGGATGAACCAGAAGACATCACATGGTTTAAAGGTCGCCGCGCCAAAGAGCGGTTCTACACTGTCTAAGGATTTAATATGGCAACAGGCATGATGGACAAAGGTTTGTATCAGGCACCGATGGGGCTTGCTGATATGGTGGACGAAGAACCAATCGAGATCGAGATTGAAGACCCAGAGTCTATAGATATCCACGTAGGCGATATAGAAATTCAGATTAAACCTGAAAAAGAAACAGCAGAATCTTTTGATGCCAACCTTGCCGAGTACATGGACGAGGGTGACTTGTCTGGACTAGCAAATGATTTAGTAAGCGACTTTGATAAAGACATCATGGATCGCAGAGACTGGATCAAGACGTATGTCGATGGTCTGAAGTTGCTTGGTTTGAACTATGAAGAAAGAACTGAACCTTGGCAGGGTGCGTGTGGCGTGTTCCACCCGATGCTTACCGAGTCAGTCGTACGTTTCCAATCAGAAGCCATGATGGAGACATTTCCAGCACAAGGTCCTGTGAAGACCCAGATTGTTGGCGCTATCAATAAGTTACGCGAAGAAGCCGCCGAGCGCGTGCGTGACGACATGAACTATCAGCTCACAGATGTGATGACTGAGTACAGACCTGAACACGAGAAAATGCTGTGGTCGCTACCACTAGCAGGTAGCGCATTCAAGAAAGTTTACTTCGATCCGGCTAAGGGTCGTCAAGTTGCTGTGTTTATCCCAGCAGAAGACATTATGAGTTAGACGACATTGAGAAGCAGAAGGCTGAAGAGACAGGGATGAACGCGACCCAAGATGATCGCTTCCGCATCCTTGAAATGCATGTTAATTTAGACCTAAAAGGGTTTGAGCATACAGATAAAAAAGGTCGTGAGACTGGGATTGCGCTACCGTATGTAGTTACCATAGAGAAAGGCACGCGCACTATCTTAGCTATTAGGAGAAATTGGTATGAAGACGACATCCTCCACACAAAGCGACAGCACTTTGTCCACTACCAATACATCCCCGGTTTTGGCTTCTATGGTTACGGTCTTATCCACCTTATCGGAGGCTACGCGAAATCAGCAACGATGCTCATCCGCCAACTTGTTGACGCGGGCACTCTATCTAATCTCCCCGGCGGACTTAAATCAAGAGGACTTCGGATTAAAGGTGATGACACGCCGATCCAACCCGGAGAATTCAGGGACGTAGATGTCCCTTCCGGAAGCATCCGTGACAACATATTACCACTCCCGTACAAGGAGCCATCACAAGTTTTAATGGCTCTGTTTCAGCAGATTGTCCAAGAAGGCCGGGCATTTGCTTCATCAGGGGATATGAATGTCTCAGACATGAGCAATGAAGCTCCTGTAGGCACGACGTTAGCAATATTAGAGCGCACTCTTAAAGTAGTTACTGCGGTGCAAGCCCGTCTGCACTACACAATGAAACAAGAGTTCAAGCTCTTAAAAGTGATTATTGCGGATTACACACCAGAAGAGTACGACTACGAGCCAGAAGACGCTAATCGTAAGGCTAAGAAATCGGACTATGACTCAACAGACGTCATTCCAGTTAGTGATCCTAATGCTGCGACTATGGCGCAGAAAATTGTTACGTATCAGGCCGTGTTGCAGCTAGCGCAACAAGCACCACAGTTGTATGACTTAGCACTTTTACATCGTCAGATGATTGAGGTGTTAGGCGTGAAAAACGCTGATAAGTTAGTCAAGACTGAGGATGACGCAGAACCTACCGACCCAATCCAAGAGAACCAAGACATTCTTACTCACAAGCCTGTCAAAGCGTTTATGGAGCAAAACCAAGAAAATGGCGAGAAGAAAAAACGTGTACCACCAGAAATGGCGGATCAGATTGCTATTAAGGCCGCACAAGCCGCACAGCAGTTACTGCAACAAAACCAGCAAGAAGCTCAACAACAAGCCGCGCAACAGAAACTGCAAGACCCGATTGTCCAGATGCAAATGCAGGAGTTGCAACTCAAACAGCAAGACCTACAACTCAAAGCACAGAAGCAACAAGTCGATGCTGCTGAGAAAGCTGACCGTATACGTGTTGAAGAATCACGCATCCAAGCGCAGATGCAAATTGCTGCGATGCAAGTCGGTGCTCAATCTGCTGCCGCTAAAGATAAAGCTCAGAAACAGCAACAGGCTGAAGGTTTACGCATGGGTATTGATGCAGCTAAACATAAAGCGCAGATGGCTGTGCAGATGGCTCAACAGCGTTCACAACAAAATAAAAAGGGAGATAAATGAGCAACCAAACATTTGGTTATTTAGCTTCGGAGATTGACAAGCTCCGTCGTGATCAAGTTACCTTCCTCGCAGGAGGAGGTGCAAAAGATTTCGCCGAGTATCGGCATGTCTGCGGTGTCATCCGGGGTCTGACACATGCAGAACAACTTGTCAAAGACCTTGTGCAAAAAATGGAGTATTCCGATGAGTGAGTTTGATGTTTCCGCTGTGGACTTGTCCGGCATTTTGAATGCTAGTAACGAAGACAAGGCTAAACAGTTGCCCGATCCATCTACCTATTACATGTTGACTGTCGTTCCTGAAGCGATAGAAGAATATGCTGATAGTGAGGTTGGATTGATTAAAGACAGCAAAACCATGTACTACGAAGAAGTGCTGACCCCAGTATTGTTTGTAGTGAAGATGGGACCTGACTGTTACAAAGACGCTACCCGCTTTCCAAGTGGTTCTAGCTGCAAAGTTGGCGACTTCGTTGTCGTCCGCCCCAATTCAGGCACCCGCCTGAAGATTCACGGTCGTGAGTTTCGCATCATTGCGGATACCTCAGTCGAGGCCATTGTTGAAGACCCACGCGGAATTAGTCGCGCTGCTTAAAAAGGATAAATCATGGCATTACCTGAATTTGAATTACCCGATCCTGATAAACAGGATGTTGCTGCTGAAGACGAAAAGTTTGAAGTAGAAATCGAAGACGATACCCCCGTAGAGGACAGGGGCCGTAAACCCGCTAAGGAACCTGTAGATGAAGTAACAGACGAAGAATTGTCAAGTTATGACGAAAAGGTTCAAAAACGAATAAAAAAGTTTACACGCGGATATCATGACGAGCGTCGTGCCAAGGAAGAGGCACAGCGTGAGCGTGAGGCGGCTGAGACCTTTGCACGTCAAGTATTTGAGGAAAATAAACGCCTTCAACAGCAGCTTTCCACAGGAAGCCAAGCTTATATTGAGACGTCTAAAAGCGCTGCTGAAGCTGAGTTGGTATCAGCTAAACAACGTTATAAGAAGGCTTACGAAGAAGCCGACGTAGATGCACTAACTGAAGCGCAGGCAGAGATTGCTCAAGCCACATTGAAGTTAGATAAGGCTCAAGGTTTAAAACCCATCGAGGTTGAAGAACGTGAGATGCCTACTCCTCAACGTGCAGAGCCTGAGAAAAAGCAGACTCCACGCACCCAAAAGTGGTTGGATAACAACAATGATTGGTTCGGAGTGGACGATGAGATGACTATGACTGCGGTAGGACTTGACAGAAAGCTCCAACGCGAGTATGGTGCGGACTATATAGGTACTGAAGAGTACTTTAAAACCATCGATAAAACGATGCGCAAAAGATTTCCTGAACATTTCGATGATCAGAGCCAAGAGGATGACGAGCCGCCTCCAAGAAAAAGAGCTGAACCGGTTTACGAGGAAGATGAACCTCCACGCCGTGCTCAAAAAATCACTAATGTTGTAGCTCCGGCTTCACGTAGTACTCCACCCAATCGTATTCGGTTAAAGGCATCCGAAGCCGCGATCGCTCGCAGGCTTGGGGTTCCGATTGAAGAATATGCTAAACAGGTTGCACAACTTAAAAGAGGTTAAATATGGATCAGGTTAAAACTGCCGAAAAGGCACAAAATCGTTTGTCTCGTGAACTCGATACGCGTGCAGCAATGCAGCGTCCCACTTCGTGGAGAGCTCCCGAAACTTTACCGTCACCTAATCCGCGTGAAGGCATCACACACCGCTGGGTAAGAGCCAGCATGATGGGACAGCCTGACGTACAAAACATCTCTGGCAAGTTGAGAGAAGGATATGAACCCTGCAAAGCAGAAGATTATCCTGAAATGATGATGCACGCTTCTACTGAAGGTCGCTTTAAAGGCAACATTGAGGTGGGAGGTTTGGTTCTCTGTAGCATTCCAACGGAGTTTTTGAAACAACGAGAGGCTCACTTCTCGAAGATCAACAAAGACACGATGGAGTCTGTAGATAACAATTTCATGAAAGACAGTCACCCAACCATGTCGAAGTTTTCCGAAAAGTCGACAAAGGTGACGTTTGGTTCTGGCACTTAAATTTTTAAAGGAGTCTTAAATGGCTTACCCCGTTGTTAACGCCCCATATGGGCTAAAGCCGATCAATCTGATCGGTGGTCAGGTATTTGCAGGTTCTACCCGCGAATATCCGATCCCATACGGATACGCGACTAGCATTTTCTACGGTGATCTCGTTGGATTGACCCGTGGCAATGTACAGCGCTTGTCTGTTTCTACTGGTACTCTTGGTACTGTTACAGGTGTCTTCTTGGGTTGTTCTTATACAAACCCAACCACCAAACAAAAGCAATTTGCTCAATACTGGCCCGCTTCAACAACGGCTGGTGACGCAGTTGCTATTGTTTGTGATGATCCTGACACAGTGTTCAAGGCTGTCGTTTGTAATACCGGTACTACTGTTGCTTCAGGCGCTCGCGCCATGATTGGTCAAAACTTGGCTATGATTAACAACACTGGTAACGTGAATACTGGCGACTCTGCTAACGCTTTGTTGGCTCCTAGCGATACACCCGCTACTACCGATGCGTTGCCAATCCGTGTTTTGGGCTTAGTGCCTGACACCGTTGTCACCTTGGGTTCTGTTACCTACACTAGCATTTCTACCGCTACTGTTACCTGCTCTGCTTTGCCTTTTGCATTGCCTGTTGGTACAGACGTTGGTTCACTTGCTTCTAACGGTCAGTACATCCCTTCGGGTTCGTTTGTTGATACAGCAGCTTCTGCTGGCGCAACATCGTTTATCTTGAACCAAGCGCCTGTAGCTGCTTTTGCTAGTAGCTCCACCATTGTGTTCGCACAGTACCCAGAGTTGCTGGTTAAGTTGAACTTCGGTCAACACCAGTATTACGCTGCCACAAGCATTGCTTAAGGAGTAATTTAAAATGGCTATTTCACGCGCACAACTACTTAAAGAACTCCTTCCCGGCTTAAATGCTTTGTTCGGCCTCGAGTACGCCCGTTATGGTGAGGAACATAAAGAGATTTATGAAACCGAAACCTCAGAGCGTTCTTTTGAAGAAGAGACCAAACTGTCTGGCTTCTCTGCCGCACCAGTCAAAAACGAAGGTTCTGCCATCGCTTATGACAATGCTCAAGAGGCATGGACAACTCGCTACAACCACGAAACCATTGCTTTGGGTTTCTCAATCACTGAAGAAGCGATTGAAGATAACTTGTACGACAGCTTGTCTGCTCGCTACACCAAAGGTTTGGCTCGTGCTATGGCTTACACCAAGCAGATCAAAGCTGCTGCCGTGTTGAACAATGGCTTCTCTCCCCTGTATACAGGCGGCGACGGTCAACCTTTGTTCTCTACTGCTCATCCTTTGGTTGCTGGCGGTGTCAACTCCAACACTCCATCTACCCAAACTGAAGCCGCCGTTATTCAAATCGCTGCTTGGACTGATGAGCGTGGACTGTTGATCGCTGCTAAGCCTAAGAAGTTGATCATCCCACCAGCACTGCAATTCGTTGCTACTCGTCTGTTAGAAACCAGCCTCCGCGTTGGCACTAACAACAACGACATCAACGCGATCAAGAATAATGGCGCGATCCCAGAGGGATACACCATTAACCATTACTTGACCGACACCAGCGCTTGGTTCTTGACAACTGACGTACCTAACGGTTTGAAGCATTTCATCCGCACTCCGCTGCAAAACAGCATGGACGGTGACTTCGATACCGGTAACGTTCGTTACAAGGCTCGTGAGCGTTACAGCTTCGGCTGGTCTGATCCTTTAGGCATGTTTGCCTCTTCAGGTTCATACTAAAAGAAAGGGGGTCACAAGCCCCCTTTTTTATTGACATCATAGAAATATGGTGTATATTTCAAACATCTGGGTGATTGACTCTACCGGACTGCCCCAGCAGACGATGCAACGATTGGTAGAGTTACTTTTGCATAAGGACTTTTGTCATGGCACGTTCCACATTTGAAGGCCCAGTTCTATCTGGCACACAGCGTTTTGGTAATTTCCGTAACGTAGGCTACGCAAGCCTCGTTCAATCAGCGACTTTAAACATCGCTAACACCACAGCAAACACTGCTGGTTTTGGTGGCTCTTCTGGTCAATTTGTTGACTCAAACAACATCCCTAACGGCATAACAACCGTTTACACACCTAGCACTTCTACTACATACACTGCAACCAGCATCCCTGCTGACTCTGCTACCGTGTACCGTGGCTTTGTGGCATACCTCCCAGCAGGTAGCCGCATCAACGACATCTTCGTTGATATTGGTGTTATCACTACCTTCACCAGCGGTTCTTTGACCTCTATCCAAGTTAACGTCAGCAATGATTATGTTGCCGCTACAGGTACTTGCACATACGCACAGACAGCAGTATTAACTTCTCCAGCAGTGGGTCGTCAATCATTCAATGCGTTTACTGCAACTCAGTTGGCTAACCAGCAATCTACTTCTACCGATATCATCCAGATAAATGGCGAACCACCTTTGTCTCAAGTGGTGTTTACAGTAGCGTCTATCAACGGCACTAACGTAGCGATTACAGGTGGTACTTACTACTTCACAATCCGCTACACACAGCCTGATGGCAACATCGGTACAACTACTACTTACCCATACGGTAACTTTGACTAATCAGTCCTAGGGGCTTCGGCCCCTTGTTTTTAAACAAGGAGATTGATTATGATGCAAACTGACGTAAAAGCCGTCCATCTAGACGCAAGCGGTGTGGGATATGCTGGTCGAACCAGAGTTCGTGGTTATCAAGTAGCCCCCGGTGGCACGGCTGGAGAAATTCAGTTTTACGATAACGCTACTACAAATGCTGGTAGGAACTCTTTAACCCTGCACGTCACAACTAACACCGCCGTTATTGCTACGTTAATTCCCGCAGAAGGCATTTTGTTTGAAAACGGGTTTTATGTAGTCCTACCAACCAGCGCATCTATTACGGTGTTTTATGGCTAGCCCCGCATGGACACGCAAAGAAGGCAAGAACCCCAACGGCGGGCTGAACGCCAAGGGGCGAGCCTCCGCGAAAAAGCAAGGGATGAACTTGAAACCGCCGCAACCCGAGGGCGGCTCAAGGCGCGACTCTTTCTGCGCTCGTATGAGTGGGATGAAAAAGAAATTGACATCCGCAAAAACAGCGAACGACCCGAACTCTAGGATTAACAAGAGTCTTAGAGCGTGGAACTGCGCTGAAGGCGGGTATGTAAATTCAGCAGATGGAATTGCCCAGAAGGGCAAGACCAAAGGAAGGATATGCTAATGTCTGATCTTGAATTGACCGACCGCGAACGATTGATCGCTAAAGAAGCGGCAAAGCTTGCTATCGAAGAGATGTCTTCAGAGTTTTACAAAAAGATTGGTAAGACTGTTGTGGAGAAGTTTCTGATCGGAGTAGGTTTATTGGTCGTTGGCTTCTTTGTTGGCAAGGGCTGGATTGTTAAGGTCTAACATGCCAAGCACAAGCAAAAAACAACACAATTTCATGGCGGCGGTGGCTAACAACCCTAAGTTTGCCAAGAAAGCAGGAGTACCACAGTCTGTTGGCAAAGAATTTGAGTCAGCAGATAAGGGTATGAAATTTGGTTCTAGTGGCACTAGAGCTGATCGTCAGGGTGTAAACAAGCCGAAAACCAATCACGGTAATGCGGCACTTTTTAAACAAGGTGGAACTATGGCTACAAAAATGGGTAAACCAACAATGAAGGCTGGCATGAGCACGGCTAAAGATGGCATGAAAAAGCCTACTCCTATGGCTAAAACCGACATGGCAGGTAGCATGATGGGTATGAAAAAAGGCGGTATGCCCATGAAGATGAAAGATGGCAAAAAAGTGCCTATTTTCGCGGCTAAAGGTGGTGGCATTGAGTCCAAGGGTAAAACCAAAGGCAAGATGATTACTATGAACAAGGGCGGCAAAGCCTGCTAAGGAACGGTCATGGCAGATGTTAAATACCCAGACTACACCCCAGTAGACGAACCTGTTCGCACAGGCCCTAAACCCGCAGAACCCGGTAGTGGCATTAGGGTTGAAAAAGAACCCGCGCCTAAACCTGCTCCAAAGGTAGTCAAAAAAGCTGCTGGTGGCTCTGCCTCTTCTCGTGCAGACGGATGTTGCACTAAGGGTAAAACCCGTGGGAAGATGATGTAACTATGATGTCAAGTCGCGGTATGGGCGCTATCAGCCCCTCCAAGATGCCCAAGGGTAAAAGAACTGCCCGAAGGGATGACACCGACTTCACACAATATGCTGAGGGCGGGAAAGTTAACGCCGCTGGCAACTACACAAAACCCAGTCTGCGCAAGCGGATTGTGTCTCAGGTGAAGGCCGCAGCAACGCAGGGCACAGGTGCAGGACAATGGTCAGCACGTAAAAGCCAATTAGTTGCTAAAAAATATAAAGCAGCGGGCGGGGGCTACCGTGACTGAGGCCACTAAGACTTGTACGGATTGTGGAGAAACAAAACAGCTATCTGCTTTTCGCAGCCGTGGCGGTCAACTGGCGCATCTGTACAAAAGTCATTGCAATACTTGTCTATACAAACGACATAAAGATTGGGCTGAAGATAACCAACATCGAATCGCAGATTACCGAGAAAAAGACCCGTGGACATTGGCTAAGAGATGTAGTCGCCGTGGAATAACTCCAGAACAGCTTGTTGAGCGGTATGAACGGCAAGAAGGTTGTTGCGCAATTTGTAAGGTAGAAATTACGTTAATTGACAGCGCAATAGATCACAACCACGATACCGGAGAGTTTCGCGGTGTATTGTGTAAGCAGTGTAATCGTGCTTTGGGCATGTTTAAAGACGATCCCGCAGTACTACATAACGCATTAGAATATTTAGAAGCGTTTGGGAGCTATGGAAATGGCACTTAAAGCGCCACAGCAGTCCTTAAAAAACTGGGGTGACCAAAAATGGAGAACCAAAAGTGGAAAACCGTCTAGTAAAACAGGTGAGCGATACCTTCCAGAAGCTGCGATCAAAAGTCTCAGC